TGGTACATTAACTGCATCAGTTTTAATTCCAGCCAACACTGTTAGCACGGGAGATTTATTGTACATCAAGACAAGAATCAGGAAAACAGGAACAGCTGGAACGGTAACAACACGTATGTATATCAACACAAGTAGTGCAATTGGTGGATCGTTGATAGCAACATCTGCAACTGCGGTAGCATCTTCTTTATATTTTCAATATGCAAGAACATTAGCAGTTAAATCAGCAACGAATACCGAATCAATGGCAGGTAACTTAAACGTTAATGCTGATGACAATTTATCTGTTACAACTGCGGTCAGTGCATCGAATATCGATTGGACTGTAGATCAGTACTTAGTTGTGGCATTAACAAATGGCTCAACTGCTGATACATCAAGAAGTTCATTTATTCACGTTCAAATCAATAAGCCATAATGGAAATAATTACCTACATAGATGGTTTAGTTACATATAGAGGATACGATTATCCATACGAATCTTGTGAAAAAATAGATGACATATGTGTTCACATCTCAATGGGTGCAGGGGTATATGCAATCACTGCAGGCAACACAGTCATTAACAATGTGCTATGTAACTCAGCTGACGAAATTATTGCTATATTTGAAGCATGAAAAAATATTCTTACACAGAACTAGAAGCAGAGTTCAAGAGATTAGGTTACTCTTGGCCAGACTTCCATCTTATTGGTATTAGATCTAAAGCTAATGTCAATAACAAATTTGATGATCAGTTTTATATAGTACAAGGACCATTACTACATGATCCTGTTACTTGTACCACTAATCCAGGTAGACACTGGTTGTTAAACTTCATGAACCCTAAGGGTACCGCAGTACTTAAGCCGGGTCAGTATCTAGACACATGGAAACTAGGTTTACACAGAGGTAAATATGAAGCTTTAGTACAACGTAAACCTATTACAGTTTACCGTGACACTGACAAAGACGAGACTGCTGAAGAACAAGGTATAGAAGATACTGGTTTATTTGGTGTTAATATACACCGTGCTAATCCATCAGCTATAAGTTCACTTATCGAGAAGTGGTCAGCAGGATGTCAAGTACTAAATAACCCAAAAGACTTTGCTAAGTTAATCAAGCTTTGTAAAGATTCAGGACTTAAAGACTTTACTTACACCCTATTAAGAGAGTTCTAATGAAGAAGTGGATACTATCTATATTAAGTAAGGACGGAGATCAAAGTTCTAAAAGACTTGTAGGTCTCTACTGTATCCTTACTGGATCAATCTTAGCATGGGTAGCTACATTCTCAGAGTACAAAACCCCCGAGTATATGTATAACACTATAATGTTTATAGGAGGTGGAGTATTTGTAGGAACTATGTTAGAAGGAGTGTTTACTCAAAAGATAAATCTATCTAAACCTAAAGAAGATGAGCAAACCAATTAGTTATAAAATTGCACTACAAGGAATTACATTATCAATAATAATATTCTTAATAGCAGTATTAATCGGGTTAGTATCACAACTTAAACAGAAAAAAGAGGAGAAAGAAAAAATACAAGCTAAACTAAAAGTAATATCAGATTTGTATGAGCTCAAAATTGACTCCATCAAGACTATGCACATTATAGACAGTCTAGCCTTTAATGATAGTATCAACAAATACAAGATACTAGCAAATGCAAACCTCATAATAACAATTAAAAAAGATAGAGATGAAGTCATTGGTCGTATTTCTACTGCTGATAACGATGAACGTGATCAGCTATGGGCAACTTACTCCCCAAAGAATTAACTATAACAATCAAGCTGGGGTATTCTTTACAACCAAGCAAGAAGAGGCATTGCTAAAAGCAATGGTAGAATTTGATGCTTGCAAAAAAAGTGAATTCATACTTAAGCAAAATGTTAATACCTACGAGATAAGACTAGCAGATAAAGACTTGGCAATCAATAAGTTAACTGACTCATATGTTAAATGTCAAGACTCAAGTAAAGCAAATCTTGAGAAGATTGGGGAATTACAAGTAGAAATAGACAACATAAATATTGACCTTGCCAATACACAAGAAGATTTAACTACATACAAAATCTCTACTGGGGTATTTGTGTTTACTACTACTCTATTCATTACTACAACTGTATTAGCTCTAATTAAATAAAAAATTTGGTTATATAAGAGATCTTGTTATACATTTGCAAAAAGCAAATCAAATGAACAAGATTAATTTCGAACCTAGCCGTGATTGGATAGTTCTTCCAATCCCTACGAAAACAACAACTGATGCAGGTATTATCTTAACTGGAAAATCTGCAGATTCTTTAAGGTCTAACATTCTAGAAGTATTAGCTGCAGGTCCTGACTGTAAATACAGTGTTGGGGATATTGTATATATTCACCCAGCTTCTGAAGGATTGATTATAGAAATCGATGGATCAGAGTACATCATGGTTAATGAATCAATGGCTGTAGTAGGGAGAGTATCTAAAACATCTAAGTAATGAACGGAACAGTAACAATTAGTTTAAGTGACTATGAGTTATTGAAAAATCAATCTTCTGCAGGAAAGCAAACAGCATTAGATGTTGTAAAAGCTGCAAAAGAAATAGAGGTATTCCTAACATTCCTAGTCACAAGAGAAAATATTGAAGAATATATATCTGAATTTAACTCATACTCAAAGACTTGTAAAATAGAAATGGTTGATGGTAGAGCTAAAATAAAGTTTATAGATAAAACAACTTTTGAAAATGAGGAAGATTAACATTAACACAGACTCAACTCTAAAGTTCATACAAGTATTCAACGGCATACTAGAGTTGACGGACACGGAGATGCAGGTTCTATCTTCTCTAATTGATAATAGAGAGACAGTAAACCTATGCTCTCCAGCTAATAAGAGAAAAGTAGCAGAAACTTTAAACATTAAAGACCACAATACACTTAATAACTATGTCAAAAGACTGAAAGATAAGGGAGCTATTGTAATGACTAAGAATGGGTATGAGTTATCTAAACTTTTAAATAAAGAAGCTGCACAAATAATCATAACACCTACAGATCTATGAACATTTTTAAGAAAGCATGGAACTTTACTAAAGCAGCGGCTGAATTCTTAAAAGAAGGGCAGCCAATTGTAGAAGAAGCTGTGTACAATAAAAGAATGAAGGCCTGTTTAGAGTGCCCTAATCTTGCAGAAGACAATACCTGTAACCTATGTGGGTGCTTTATGCCTAGAAAAGCTGGATGGGCTACATCATTTTGTGTAGATTCCCCAAGAAAATGGGATAAAGAGATTATAGGAAAAAATGGTAAAAAGATAGACCTACGAAATGCAAAAGGAAAAGATAATAATACAGAAGCTAGCAACAAAGTACAACCTACCTCTGAATAAAATAGAGGAGATAGTTTACTTTCAATTCAAGTATGCAGCTAAAATTATCAAACAAGGTGATTTTGAGACAGTTAGACTACCATATTTTGGAAAATTTCATGCAAAAAAGTCTAGAATTGCTCACATAAACGAACTAAAAAGAAGGAAAAATGAAAGACTTGCTAACGGTAAACAATAACGTAGTTATACCATCACCATATGCATTGACTATCCCTGAATTTGAGAAGTTATCTGTAAAAGAACTAAGCTTTGTCTACTTCTATACTGATCATAGGTCTAACTATGCAGCTTATGAAGAAGATGAGAGAAGAGAAGTATTATCAAAAGATTTGCAGATAAAAGTAAACCCTAAAATTGCAACAGCAGTAGATAAATATAAAGAACTATCTGATACTCATGCAATTAAGCTTCTTAAATCTGGAAGATTAGCTGTAAATAAGTTAGAACAATACTTTAAAAATATTGACCTAACAGCTATGGATGAAAATGGGAAGCTTCTTTATCAAGCCAAGGACCTAGTTGCTAATCTATCTAAGATTGGGGAGGTAATTGAAGGACTAGATAGACTTGAAGAACTCGTACAAAAGCAACAGGCCAAGGACAACCCTAACAGAGCAGGTGTAAAAACAAACAAATATAGTGAATAATGAATAAACCAATTATACTCCCAGTACTAGTAATGAATGAAGAGACATTCAGACTAAAAAAGTTAGGGCTAATAGGGGACGACTACAACTATGACTCAGAAGAGATGATATTTTACAATATCGACGCTGTTGCCGTATCTTCTGTAAGTTCAGATATGACTGAAATATGGGTAGGAGGCAAAGTATTGCAATGCCCTATGAAATTAAGAGCTGTTAGAGATAAAATAGAAAATGTTAAGTAATACTCATTTATTTAGTCCAGCTGCAAACCAGTATAAAGAATATGGTTTTTATACTGATTCACTACCTGGTACTAAACAATACTATGAATATTGGGATGAAGAGCAGAGAAGATGTCTTCATGGATACGAAGTTAATGGGGTTAGAATATCTGGTTTTCATTACTTCTATCTAAACTATTGCCCAATAGATAGGATTATAGATGAAGAACAACCTGACGGGGAGATAATCTCTCGTCGTGATAGAAGCTTCCCTGCATTTTACGATGGGGACTATGAATACTTCTTAGCAATAGATAAAGCTAGAAGAGAGAACAAACATATGATAGTCTTAAAAGCTAGACGTAAAGGGTTTTCTTACAAAGCTGCAGCTATGCTATGTAGAAATTACTTTCATATTAGGAATTCTAAAAACTTTGTATTTGCATCTGATAAGCAATACTTAGTTGGAGATGGTATGCTATCAAAAGCTTGGGATATTGTCTCATTTGTAGATGATAATACAGCTTGGACTCAGCCACGTCTAATTGACAGAGAAATGCACAAGCAATCTGGATACAAAAAGAATGTAAATGGGGCCGATGTAACTCTTGGGTTTAAATCTCAGATTATTGGTGTCAGTCTTAAAGACGATCCAGATAAAATCCGTGGTAAAGCAGGAGAGTTAATCTTCTTCGAAGAGGCAGGATCTTTCTCAGGGTTATTAAAAGCTTGGGAGGTAGCAATGCCTACAATGAGACAAGGTTCTAAAACACTTGGAACAATGATAGCATTTGGTACAGGTGGAGAAGAAGGAGTTGGGTTTGACGGTATGGAAGAACTATTCTATCACCCAGAAGCTTACGACTGTTTAGGATTTGAAAACGATTGGGATGC